TTTCATAATCAATCTCTTTATCTCCAGAAATATTTTGCTGTAGAAAAAAGGAAGTAGTATTTTCCAACAAAAGTAAATCCTCTAATGCTTCATCATCAGAAGCCTTTGCCTGTGCTTCGAAATTAGCCCGTATTTCCTTTAATTTGTCTTCGATGACCTTTTTCTTGAGTAAATAATTTTTTTTCGAAATATCACCAAATATATACAAATCCTCAAGCCTTTCCAGTGCAGCTTCATTTCTTTTTTTGTCTTCGGATAATTTTTTGAGATCAAGAGCGTTAGTTTTTTTCTTGTTTACAAAAGCCGTATGGTAAACATCACTTGCAGGCATGCTGATTAATGTTATGAGGCGTTGCAATCCATGTTTTTCAATTCCGGAAACTTTTGAAAACTGTGATCCGGATAATAATTCTTTTTCAAGTTGTTCAAGAGAATAAAATTGATCGCTGTTCAATACACGTATGATATTTCTAATATAATTAAATATAAATGGTGCTATTTTCAAATCACTTGTCGTTTTTTCATCGCATTCCATGTACTTACCTCTTGTCGGGCATCCATATCTGGACACATACCATCCGTTTTTTCTCATATCTCGACCTGCTGCGGTAAATTTCTTTCCGCATCGACCGCATGTTATTATTCCAGAAAAAATATTGATATGCTTTGTTACTCTTGCGCCTGGTTCATTCGCTTTGTAATTTTCGCTGTTCGAATCCATGATTGCATTGCATCGATTCCACTGCTCTACCGATATGATTGCTTCGTGATTGTTATCCAAGACAATCCATTCTGATTCATCTTTTTTCTTACCTCGAGCAGATTCCCGGTAATTATATCGCAAAGTTCCTTTGTAAAACGGATTTCGGATGATATCAGATAAGGTCTTGCTGGTCCATTTACCGCCTCGTTTTGTTGTGATGCCTTTTTGTATTAACGTCCGACTTACATAGATGCTTGATTTACTTTCCTCATAACTGTCAAAAATAAGTTGGATAGTTTTGCTTTCTTCCAGATCGGGAACCGGATATTTCTTTTTTTCACTCCATCTGTATCCAAGTGGAACATTTGCACCATTCCATAATCCTTTTTTTGCACGATCCAGCATAACTGCGGATACACGCTCGGACGTCATGTTACGCTCTAGCTCTGCGAATACAAGTATAATCTTAAGCATAGCTTCGCCCATCGCGGAAGAAGTATCGAATTGTTCGTTTCTAGAAACGAAAGAAACATTATATTTCTTCAATTCCTCATACATGTTCGCAAAATCAAGCAAATTTCTGGAAATACGGTCGATTTTCCACACGATCAGGTGTGTGAATTCTCCGGATCTGATACGTTGCATCATCTTTTGGTATTGCGGTCGATCCGTATTTTTCCCGGAATATCCGGCATCCTCGAATATCTCATAATCCGATATATTTAAAAAATCGCAATACTTGATCAAATCTGATCGTTGAAGAGGTAAAGAATCTTTGTCAATTTGATAAAGTGTTGACACGCGAATGTATAGCGCTGCTTTCATTTAATATCATCCTTCCTAAATTTTGGTATAAAAATAACACCTATTGCCAAGGTGCCGGAAAAGATGATATAATCTAAGTGTTCAGGTTAGGATTATATCGGTGCTGGCACCGAGGAATAGTTCTATTTAATAAGTCAACTCGTGATGGATAAGGCTGGGTTCCCGAATGGGAGTAGGCATAATGCTTAGAATTCCTTTGCCCCTGGGGTTGGCTTATTTTTTGCATTATTTTATTTGTGTATTATTTATAGTTCTAATAATTGCTTTTTCTTTAAATCAAATTCTTCCTGAGTAATAATACCCATATCAAGTAACTCTTTCAATTCCTTAATCTGTTGAATAGGGCTAGGAGATGTTTTAGTATCACTGGTATTATTTTGAGATGTATTTTTTATATTGTAAAAAGTTTCATGGACAGAATTATAAATATTTTTAGCTACATCTTTAGCAATAGCAACATTAAATGTTTCTTTTATTGTATCAATTGTAATTATGCCCATTAGTATGCCAGTACTATATGTTATATCGTTTACATTATCAAGTAAAATAATTTGAACATTTTGTCCAATTACTTTCTTTTGCCCCATTATAATTCGTTTATTCGTAATTGCATATGCGAAATTATTATCATGCTTTGTTGTAGATATATAATTGTGCAGACCGATAAATACACATAATACATCTTCATCAGGGAACAGAGTGTCCTGAATAAGCGAAAAGTGCTTAATGGAATTCTTTTTATTAAATCCCTTGCCAAATCCGTTTGCTACGCAATATTCATACATTTCTTCTGCAGTTCTCATAAAAATCCTCCTTTTTATATAATAATTTTCTATAATTTAAAGTCAATAAACAATAGTAAGCAACCATCCTCCTTCTCTATTCATTTTGACTATCCCGCCAAGTTTATGATCATATTAGAATTTTGTAAGTCCTCCCTGTTTTTATACGTTTAATCTTTCCTGATTTTTCCCAATAATAGAGCAAATTTTGAATATCCTGTTTAATTAGAATATCGAACGCTTTATAAAGATCCGTTTGTAATACCCCATTATTATTTAAAATATAAAAATATACACGTTCTTCTAGATCGGACGTAAGTTCATTATACCTACGTTCTTTTTCAACAAGAGAATCATAGTTTTCAAGTAAGTACCTTAATTTTTCTTTGTATACATCAATAAAATCACAATCTTCATATTGAGAATTAGAAACATGTTCCCAGTGGTCTTGAAAATATTTTTTAAAACATTCACCACGGGAATAAAATTCAAATCGAAAATTCTCATAGTGTGTAATCATATCTTGCAAAGTATGTATTTGATCATCAATAGAACCTTGATTTGATGCAACCGCATATTTAGGTATTGGATTCTCCATTTCTTTTATTAATTTTTCATTATAGGAACACCATCCAAACGGCAGTTCTCCATTAATAAGGCTATCTAATGATTCATCAAATGAATTTGTATTATCCGATTGATTGTATATCGTTGACTCTTTTTGTTTTGATCTATTTCGAAAAGTGTCAAGTATTTTCATAATAAAATATCCTTCTCTCTGTGTTTATTGTTAAAATTTCGCCCTTAATTCAACAACTCGTCCAATTATCTTTACCGGTTTTTCTTCGATTTCCTGGTTTGAGAAAAACATAGGATCATAAGACGGATTGTTTGAAATTAATTCTATTCCATCTCGATACTTACGGAGACGTTTGCAAGTAGCTTCATCTCCGTTTACAGTAGCAATTACAATATCTCCTGATTCAGCATCCTCTTGTTTACGAACAATAACTACATCGCCTTTACTAAACTTTGGTTCCATAGAATCTCCGTGGATTCTCAATCCAAAAAATTCGCCTGTTTTTGCAAGTTCTTCTGAAATTTCTTCTGTATCTATGATATCCTCAATTGCTTCGATTGGGATTCCGGCAGCAACGCGACCAAGAACGTTTATGGTAACGCCTTTATTTGAAGATTCAACATATGATAAAGAACGTTCTGAAGATACATCAGCGCCCATTAACCATGCTTCATTTACATTTAAAGCTTTTGCAATTTTATATATGTTTTTCTGTTTCGGTTCATATGCGCCAGAAATATAAGTGCTTATAGATGATTTTCCTATACCTGTTTTTTCAACTAATTCTGCTTGTTTCATATTACGTAATGCCAAACCTTCTTTTATTCTATCAGCAATAGTAATCATTAAATCCACCACCTTTTATATATAGTAGAATATCATAAATGTTCAGAAAACACAACAAAGAATTAAAAAATAAAATAAAAAAGTTCAGAAAAGCGAAAATAATTATTGACATGCGTGGTTATCAGTGGTATAGTAAAGAAAAGTTCAGAAACACGAACTTTAAAGAGAGGTGATTAAGATGGTCTTTGATTATAGTAAACTTCGAGGAAAAATCAAAGAAGTGTTTGGAACGCAAGATAAGTTTGCTGAAAGATTAGGAATTGGAAGAGTTTCATTAAGTCAGCGACTTAATAATTTACTAGAGTTCACACAAAAAGAAATACTTCAGGCTTGTGAATTATTGCATATACCGATTGAGCAAATGCCTGAATATTTTTTTAAAGAAAAAGTTCAGGAAAGCGAACAAAACAAAGTGAATGGAAACAAAACTAAATAAAACAACAAAGCAGGAAGGAGCGATTCAATGACAGAATATGAAAAATATCGTAAGCAACTTGCGAAAGAAGAATTCGAACAGCTTGGAATTCATTCAGTAGTCGACTACGAAGAGGCTGTTAAAAAAATGAAACCACTCAATATCGCAATATTTACTTGCGATGAAAGCGGGCAGAAAGTCGCTAAATAATAAAAGAAGGGAGGGAAGTGCAATGAAGAAATTTTACGTCACTGTCTTAAGGAGTTTTCCTCGAGGCATAAGGACAGTAAATAGGATTGTGCCAGCAAAAAATGAACGTGAAGCAATTGCAAATTGTTCTTACGCGGATGAAGTTGTATCTTGCGAACGGCTACGACGGACAAGACCTGATTAGTCCAGCAACGGCATGTTTGAACACAAGGAGGTAAAGGAATGAAACAAACAGTTGAGAAAGTTCTTGAAAAGGCACCGGGGATAGAAATGATCGTACTCGCCTTTTTACTTAAAGGCGCTATTCCGACATGGGCATGTGCAATAGTGCTAGTTGGCGGTATCATGCTTCTAACAGCCTTCAAGGAGGATAAAGATGAATAAAAAAATGCCCCGGAAGCGGCAACTTCCAAAGGGCAAGAGACATAAATAATTTACAAGTGCAGTATAGCACAAAACAGGAGGGAATGGAATGTTATTAGGAGAAAAAGTTGAAATCAGTACTGAAAAATATGAAGAATTGGTCCTTGCAAAAGCAAGAAACCGCGTGTTAGAAGATATGGTCCTGAGACGGAGATATATTGATAAAGAAGATGTAGCATCTGTATTAGGAATTGATGTTCCAAAAGAAGAGGAGGAGGAAGAATAATGAATTTATACGAAATCAATAATGCAATCTTAGGATGCGTAGATGAAGAAACAGGAGAGATTATCGACACGGACAAGTTACTTGACCTGCAACTTGCGTTTGATGAAAAGGTAGAAGGTATTGCTTGCTGGATCAAAAATCTTTTAGCCGATGCGGAAGCGATCAAGACAGAAAAGAATAACCTTGCAGAACGTGAAAAAGCGTGTAGAAACAAGGCGGAATCATTAAAGAAATATTTAAATTCTGCTCTGGACGGCGAAAAGTTCAAGACTGCAAAAGTAAGTATTTCTTACCGAAAATCAGAATCGGTGGAAGTGGATGATATCAATAAAGTTGATAAGTCATTTTTGAAATATTCGGACCCAACCGTTGATAAGACGGCTGTTAAGAAAGCATTAAAAGCAGGAACAGAATTAGAAGGCGTAAGGCTTGTAACAAAGCAGAATATTCAGATTAGATAAGGGGAGATTATAGATGGAACAAAACATTATCGTAGTTAAGCGACAGGAAAAATTAAGCAGAGATAAATACGGCAGGGCAGTAATCAAGATTGATAAGGAAGCGGCAGACGTGATCGAAGAGTTTATCAATAAAAGTAGTATCAGTATCACGCAGTTGGCAAGTTCAATGATTATCTATGCAGCACCATATACTATGATCAAGGAAGGAGACTATGATGAGTAAAGTTATTTGTATTGCTGGCGAATCTGGTTCAGGAAAGACAACATCAATGAGAAATCTAGACCCAAAAACAACACTCTACATTGACTGTGATAAGAAAGGTCTTTCCTGGAAGGGATGGAAGAAACAGTACAACGAAGCAAACAAGAACTACTTCAGGACGGACTATACATCTGTAGTTATGCAGGCTATTCAAAAGACTGATAAGTCGTGGACACATATTAAAGTGGTCGTGATCGATACCATCAATGGGTTAATGGTAGCTGACGAAATGAGAAGGAGTAAAGAAAAAGGCTATGACAAATGGGTTGATCTAGCAGCCTGTGTCTGGGACCTTGTATGCCTCGCGCATGAATGCAGGGATGATCTTACTATTATCTTTACGGCACATACGCAGACAGATCACGATGAAGCCGGGTATATGTTTACAAGGATCAAAACATCAGGGAAAAAGCTGGATAAGATTTGTCTGGAAAGCAAATTTACAACGGTGTTGATCAGTAAATGCGTGGATGGAAAATATAAATTTGAGACACAAGCAAATAACAGTACAGCTAAGAGTCCTTTAGGGGCATTTGAAGAAAGCGAAATTGACAATGATATTGTAGAAGTAATAAAGGCATTGGAGGAATTTTGATTATGATGAAGCCAAATGATTATGACAATGTACAGCCCTATGGAGAATTTTCTCCGTTAGAGCTTGGAGGACATATTTTAACAATTAAGAAAGTAGAAGAGACAAAGAGCAGAAACGGGAAAGATATGTTAATGATCTATCTGGATACAGCGCCAGAAGACAAGCAGCCAGGATATTATCAGAAGCAGTTTGCGGATGATATTCGACCAGATAAGAAATGGGGTTGCATTGTTTATCAGCTTGTTTTCGACAACGAAGGAAAGACAAATAGAGGCTTAAAAACATTCCATACATGCGTAGAAAAATCCAATCCAGGGTTTGTAATCAATTGGGGAAATGGATATGCGGAATGTTTTAAAAATAAGAAGATCGGCGGAGTATTCGGCGAAGAAGAATATCTCAACAACAAGAATGAGACAAAGACGGCTATTAAATGCTTCTTCTTCCGGAGTACAGAGAAAATCAGAGAAGGAGTTCCTGTTCCGGAAAAAAGAACGCTGCCAGGCAGTCAGCCAGCAAGAAGCAGTGGTGATGGCTTTATGAATATTCCAGACGGAGTTGATCAGGAATTGCCATTCTAATCGGCAGAGCGGGGTGAATATAAATGGATATTCAGATTGACAGCAGGGAAAAAGCAAGGGCTATCAAAAAAATAGTAAATGAATTTGATAAACAGGGAGTAAATTATTTTACTTCAAAATTATTGGTCGGGGATTATATGTCTTTGGACAATCCCCGGCTGATCATCGACCGAAAGCAGAATCTCTCAGAAGTATGCAACAACGTCTGCCAGCAGCATGAACGGTTTCGCAAAGAGCTGATAAAAGCAAATAAAGCAGGAATTAGCTTAGTCCTTCTTATTGAACATGGCGGACAGATTAAGAGTATGGAAGATGTGTTCTTCTGGAAAAATCCAAGACAGTGGAAATTTGAGAAGGACACAAAAGAAAAATACGGATTCCACTGGAGCACACCTTTTGATGAAGTGCAGCAGGCTTTGAAAGAAAAAAAGATACGCATCTTTCCGCCAACGAGCGGTGAACAGCTATATCGTTCACTATGTACGATCAGGGACCGTTATGGTGTCGAGGTGGAGTTTTGCGATAAAAAAGACACAGGAAAAAGGATTATTGAAATCCTTGGTGGTTCTGATGCCTAGCTTTCGCCAGAGAATGGCAGTACAAAAGAAATTAGAACAAAAAAAAGATAGATCCGAAAGCGCAGACAAACAGAAATTAGAGAGACTGAGGCATGATCTAAATATGTACAGGCTATCTATTGATGCATTCGAAGAGGATTCAGACGAATGGAAAATTTGCCAGGAAAGTATTTATGATCTTGTGTCCGAAATCTCAAAACTAGAGCAGAAGGGAGGTGGCAGCATTGGACATTAATATTCCAGAATACTCAAAAGAGGATTTCAACACCGAAAAGCCTTATGAATTTGTTTATTCGCACAGGGACAATAAGTTTGAGATGAATAGAATCAAAAATATAATTACAGATCGTGCCGAAAAGGTAAAATATGGAAAACGTGCTTTTAGTGAGATGTTGAAATCATACATAGATATGCAGTCAAAGACCACTGGCGAAATCATTAGCAACGCTACACGGTTTACTGGGCAGCCAATTGAGCTGGCTGCTGGGGAATGGGAAGCGGATGATGTCGGAGTGTCTAGAGTAAACGCTAATTATGGAGAAGATATAGCCTGTGTTCATCCAATTCTTCCAATCGAGCGTCTCGTAAATGCGGATACTGGCATAGAAAAGCTTAAATTAGCTTATAAGCGAGGAAAGTGCTGGAGAGTAGAAATATACGACAAAAAGACATTAGCTGGAAACAACAGCATTCTGGAGCTTGCTAATGCAGGCATTGCAGTAACAAGTGACAATGCAAGGCATCTTATTAAATATCTTCATGATATTGAGAATTTGAACTATGATCGAATTCCAGTAAAAGCATCCGTCAGCCGATGCGGGTGGATTAAGGATCTTGGATTTGCTCCATACGTGGAAGGACTGGAGTTTGATGGTGTATCCAACTTTAAGCACATGTTCGAATCGGTTACCTCCTATGGAAATTTTAACAAATGGATTAACCTCTGCAAAGAGATAAGGGCAACGGATTCACCTGCAAAGATTCTTTTAGCAAGCAGTTTTGCATCTGTTCTGATTCCTGTAATTAAAAAGCTGAACTTTATCGTTCATCTGTGGGGAGGAACAGAAGCAGGAAAGACGGTTGCTCTGATGTTGGCTGCTTCTGTATGGGCGAATCCGAACCCTGGTAGTGATAATGGTTACATACAAACATTCAATGGCACACAGGTCGCGATAGAGTTGCAGAGCGGATTTGTGAACAATCTTCCACTGATCCTGGATGAATTCCAGTTAGTAAAAGACAAAAAATCTTTTGAACAGATCGTGTACATGCTTTGTGAAGGAATCGGGAAAATGCGTGGAGCTAAGACCGGAGGACTGCAAAAAACAACTACATGGAAAAATTGCACATTAACATCTGGCGAAACACCGATTTCAAGCGATTCATCTGGAGGGGGTGCAGTCAATCGTATTATTGAAATTGAATGCAAGGACAAAGTATTTAAGGACGCTCCTATGGTCGCTGATATCGTTACGTCAAATTATGGATTTGCTGGGAAATATTTTGTACAGCTGCTCAGTTCCGATGATGCGAAGGAAGAGGCGAATCAGATTTACAAAAAATATTACAGAAGCCTTGGCGTTGGATCAACAGAGAAGCAGACGATGGCAGCAGCGGCAATCTTGACGGCGGATGAGCTGGCGACAAGATGGATCTTCTGCGATGGAAATCAATTGACTGTTGATGAAATCAGTAAGTATCTGCATACAAAAGAGAGTGTGGATGTTAATTTGCGCGCCTACAATTACATGGTCGAGACAGTAGCCGGCAATAAGTCAAAATTTGAACCTGATAACCCGGAAATTTGGGGAAATATCACTGATGGATACGTGAACATGATCGTTCGTAATTTCAATAAGATTTGCGAAGATGGCGGATTCAATGCGGGGGCGTTAAAAAGCTGGATGGTGCAGAAGAACCTAAGCAGGGTGGATAAAAATAAAAAGAGCGTCAAGACAGTGAAGATTAATGGACATTCTGTCAAATGCGTCAGCTTTTTATTAGATGAAACCGAAAAAGATAAAGACGGATTTGAGGATTATGAACAGGAAGAGTTACCGTTTTAATTGAAGCTACCTTTTATTCTAAAGTTGAGGTAACCGAAAAATGGCTTATTTAAGCGGTTTGTTGGATAAAGTTACCCAATTACCCCGGTTACACCAATTTATATACACACTTATATATAATATTTTTTTCAATATTTCATTAATAAAAAATCTCGCGCGTAGGGAATTTTTAAAAAAATGGGTAACGGGGTAACCGTAGTCAAAAAACGTGTCAACCATGCGGATTTGAACGGTTATCCCAAAAGGGTAACCAAAGGTGACTGGGGAAACCAATATGATGGAGGGCGTTATGAGCAATCAAATTGAAGAATACAAAAAACTATTACACAAAATGTTACAGGCAAATCAATTACCGAAACACGATCTGGAAACAAGATACAGAAAAGCATATCTGAGATTGAAGGAAGAAGTTAAGGAAGAAACAATCAATATAATAAAATATCTGTGTTTTTATGGTTTTAATCTATTGTCAAACCAAAAAGGAATTAATAACAGAATCAATAAACTGTTAGAAACTCAGGAAGTAAAGAAGATATTAAACAATGTGTCTTGCATTTGCCGTTATCCGGATTATGAAAAAGTTGAAAAAACAGCATTTGAATTAAGGGAATACATATTGAAAAATTTATGAAAGGGGAATTGCAGCAATGAATAATAGAAAGATGCGGGAAATCAACCAGCATCGAATGGACGGTGCGTTATGGCTGATGCGGGTGATCGATGATAAGGGACTTGAGTATGCGAAAAAAGAACTGATGAGAAGAGGTGCATTTAAGCTTGATCTGGTCGTTTGCCATGAGGATATTGAAAACGTAACTTCGCAGATAGAATGGAATATGATGCAGTCATTGAGAGCAGCGGTTTTATTTGTACTGTCTGATAAGTTTGGGTTTGGGAAGGTACGCCTTAATAGATTCCTGGAGAAGTTTGACGAATTGTGCGAGGTTCTGGGCGACTGGGATACCTACGGTGATTCATACCTTACATTCTCTGATATGGCAAAAGAACTGAAAGAAAAATATCAGCTTGATATTAATACCGAAACAATATATCAAATTGATGAGCAGAATAAGGAAGCCAGTGCAGAAAAGAGGGATAAGCTTGTAATGTCAATCATGAAGGTATTGAGTAAAAATAATTATCCGGAGGCGGCAAATTTCTTGTTGAGATGGTATCAGAATTTTAAAGAAACAGGGGAAATATGATGCAGGGTTAGGAGGCAAGGTTATGTTAAAAATTTTAGGTATTGTAATCGTAGCATTACTCGTTGTTTATATAATCGCAACAGCATAAAGGAGGGATTACAGGATGATTAGAGAAATTTGTTTAAAAGATGCATTAGAAAGATACCAGAGCGGTGAAGATGTTAATGTCTGGATGGATAGAGAGGGACAAATTGCAGTAGCACCGATCAGCGTTGTGCTTGGAGATTTACGTTTCGTTATTGATGATGATTCAGAAGTCGGAGAAGAGCAGAAAAAATCTAATCGAGGCAGAAAACGCAAGGATATTGATATGGGCAAAGTAAAGGCATTGAAGGATGCTGGATGGAGCATTAATGATATAGCAAAAGAGTTTAATGTTGGTTGGAACGTGATTAGAGACAGAATGCGGGAGGAAGGCTATGAAGTATAAAGTAGGAGATGAAGTTCTAGTTAAAGCTAAAATTATTGATAGATTAGAGTTATGGAATGGCATAGTTTTGGTAGCTATAGAATTAAAAAGTGGACGAAAAATATTTTACGTCAATATTGATGATTTGACATCTGTAAAAACAAATAATTCACAAGATATGACAGCCGAAGAGGCTTGGGAGATCGCAAGAAAAATTTGTCCTCGTGATTCGGAAAGCGGATTTAATAGCTTAGAAGCATATGAAATATTCAGTCATTATTACCCAGGAATAATACTAGGAGAGTATACACCGCAGCAGGCGAAAGAAAAAATCGAAGCATGGGAAGAAAGCAAGAAATTCCGTATCGGTGATGTCGTAGAAAAAATTAATGAAACTGATAGACCTCGAGGTGTTGTAGTAGCTGAATTCAAAAAAGAAGTTTATGTAGTTCATGAGGATTTTACAAGAAGCTATTTTGAAAAGGAAGAAATAAGAAAAACAGGCGAAACAATCGATATTGAAGCGTTCCAGAAACAGATTCGAGGTGAATAAGAATGAGAAAACAACAAATCGAGTGAGAACTCGAATAAATGTTTGAGAACTCGTACAAAACTCGAAAGAACGAATTAAAAACGAATTAATGACGAGTAAGGAGGTTACAATGGAAAGATTAACAACAAGACACTGCGGAATTGCAGTGATTAAAGATAAAAATAGAGATAAAGAAGCTATGCAGCGACTAGCTGAATATGAAGATCTGGATGTTACACCAGAGCAGTTGCGCCAAATTGATGCTCTTTACAG